GGTTTCTCTTCGCTTCTGCCGCTCGCTCGCTTGCGCGAACGCCTGTTTTTAACAGGACCGCAGTCGTTTATTAGACGACTTACCCAGTGCAGGCTTTATCTACCTAATAGGCAGCGCGTCAACGTGACGCGGCTCGAGATAATAGTATCGAGCTTTCGCCAGGTGCACAGCACCTCTCGAAGTTGAGGTACTTGCGATAAGCGGTTCCCAACCGCCTTCTCGCATCTCCAAGGTTTTCCGTCGCGACCGCCTTTCAGCGACCTGCAGACTTATGTTTTCTTCCACGTCGGCGAGAACTTCCGACGCGGCGTCCTTGAAGAAAGGAGTAATGTACTCGAGGGCGGTGGACAGGACGTCGATATCGCAATCATCGGCGTTCCGTCGTATTAGCCATTCGGCTAACGCGAATGCTCCCTTTCTAGTTCTCCTTTTTAACTTAGAGGCGATTGTATCGCACTCCACGTAGCTAGCCTGTAATCCGCTATCGAAGCGGACGCCGGCTCGGTCTACCCAGTTTCGGAACGCATGTTCTGCGACCTTTAACCCGATAGTGCCGTCGCACGTGCGCGGAAAGTTCAGAGCGAAGTCCTTTGTAAGGATACGCGCAAGAAAATCCCGCGTCCACGGAAAGTCCGTGAAGAGGCGATTATAAAGCGCTCTAAGTTTTTCGATTTCTTCGATGCTTTGTTCCTGCTCCAGATCAAGAGTTGCGAACTTCCTCGAAATACGTATTGGCTCTACGTCGACTCCGTCGACGTACTCGCCTCCACATGATTCGCGAAAGGGGGTTGACCCACAGAACGATTTATCGGTATTGACCGTAAAACCGTACGATGTGAGGTTCTCCACCAGGGTCTTCGTTGCTCTGGAATCAATGGTGATATCGTCCCCGTAACAACGGTGGCGATGCGGAACTCCGCAGGCTTCTTCAGCCTCTCGGCACGCGAGCGAAAGGATAATGGTCATGACGGGAAAGCAAACTGCATTTCCCATCGTCGCAAAGATCCTGCTCGCCACTTGCTCCCCTTCGACGTCGAAAGCGTGCGTTGAACACGTTTCAAGCGTCGTCCAGAGCCAAGTGTCACCGAAAAGCTCCTGCACGAACTTCTTACCTACCGAGTCGGATGCGCTGGATAAATCAAGCGTGTCGACATCTCGGAAGATGGAGCCCCTACGGGCCTCCTCGGCATTTAAGTAAGCTCGTGAGAGATCAATGTGGTTTTTCGTTAGTGCCGAAGCACCAATGGCGGCTTTCAGCGAATGAAAGACGCCTTGTTGGAGATACATTCGCGTCGTATCTTCAATCGCGATCAACCTCATCTTCTTCCAGTTCTTAGGTACGGCCCGAATGATCGACGGGCTTTCTCTTCGAGCGGAAGTGGTCGGGTAATGATCGAACCATCCTTTGAAAGGAGTGTTCTCAACATAATTCCGTAACCTTTCTGTATCCACCTTCGGGTCTTTATCGACCGCGCATCCAGCGCGCGTCTTAAACCTTCCGGCGGCCTCGAAAGCCGTGGAACCCGGCCCATGACCTGGGCGGAAATTCGTCAGGAACGCAGCAATAAACTGCGGATCGTTGACAAGATCCTGTCCGAGCTCGCGTAAACGCGTACTCGGCGTATGGTCACGAGAAGCATTGGTCTCCAAGAGACCCGCGTAAGGTTTCTCTGATCCCGCGCGTGTCACGCGCAGAATAAAGTTTAACTGACGCAGGTTCTTGACAGTAAGACGAGCATCGTACTCGTCCGAAGACGTAATGGCGTCCACAAGGCTATGTAGCCAAGTAGGCGTCTTACTTTTCAAGAAGCGGCAAAAATCCGTATAGGGTAAGGACTCATGAAGTCCTCCTACCAACGCGTCATCGAGAGCGTCAAAGGCTCTCAAATAAGCGTCATCGTCCGGCTTCCTTAGAAGCCTGACGATCTCGCGGATCGCACCGAAATCTTGAGGTTGCACGACGTCGAGTATGACGAGACCGTGGAGAACGCGAGCTTGCGCAAGCGTACCAAGGTCCTCAACTCGACGAGTCCTTAGAGGATCCAAGAACATTTGGAGAGCAGATTGCAATCCCTTTGAACGTTTCATGTCACCAATCTCCGAAGTCACCACTGAAGCGGGTTTATTAGACCATTCAGCAGATTATCAAGGCCGGCAGTCGTGTTTACGGTGCCGTCCGTCGGATACAAACTTCCGAACAGCTGTTGGACGATCCCCATAATCTGAGCAGTCGTAAGAAGACCGCTCTTGGGAGCTCGCAAAACCAAGTGGGCCGAAAGAGGAAGTTGTGCATGGAACTGGGCATCGCTCGAATCGAGGACATCGCAGATCGCCGTGGCTTGCGCCAATAGCGAAATGCCCTGTCTCGAAGGGAGTTGATAGTTAGCCTGAATTCCGGAGTTGGTGTAAACGTTAGCCACGTCGGTAACGGAGAATCGAATTTTATTCTTCGCATCGCGCGGGCTGAGGCGGTTTACGAGAACGACTTCTGAACTAGTGGCAGATTTGAGCCCCCAATCCGTTAGCCAGTTCACGTTGGCCACCTGACGCGAAACGGTCCCGGCCGGATGGTCGGTAGTGCCGCTTGCGCCATAATTGGTGTTCACTGTAAGTGCCATGATGGCACCTCCTTTCTGTGCGCGGGAGTTTTCTGTCCGCGCTTAGAGGGTGAAATACGAGCTGTTTTCAGCAAGTCTACCTGAGAACGCGTTGCAGAAACAACGCTGTTCCTTGAAGCCCCCAAGTTGAGGGCCGGTTAGATTCGCCTCGAAAGATCTCAACCTCCGGGACTTTCTTGAGAAAGTCACGGTCGTATTGAGATAACCAAACGGAAGCCGTTGGGTCTAAGTTTAATCCTGCCTCTTCGAAGCACTTCCGCAAACGGAAGTCGACTTCGACAGATGCGTCGCAGACGGCCGAAGTAGAACGGCACGCCCACTCAACCGGCAATGTTTGCACATATTTCTTGTTAGAATATCTGTGCATCCAATCGCCGACAGGAAGAAACCAATCCACGACAAAGGAAAATGCAATCGCATTCCAAAATTGTTCCGAAATTGCCCCAGCGTCGAGAGGAAATAAATCCTTCAACGCCTGAACAGTTTCAGCGATAGACGGAAGGTTCTCCCGATATCCATACCCATCCGCAACGCGGAGAGTGTGATCCGAGGTGACCATATCGAGGTAGTCCCCGACGTTTGGCAGGTAATGCCCATCGAGCGGCCATAATTGGACGCACGCTTGGTGCCACCCTTGCCATCCGTCGAAGAAACCCGATCCGATCTTTTCGCTGAAGGAACTTCTGGAATACATCCTTGCGTTGCTGAAGCGATAAGGTGAGAGGACGTCTTTAAACCAACGCTTAACGATGTTTATATCGTGTGGCGTCGGCTTGATGACGTAACACCAAATGAGGTACGCGCCGATGAGGGTGATGAGTTTAATCTTCGCAGGAACGTCCTTCCGGCATAAACCGGCGACTCCGTTAACCAGAGTCTGAATCGTTTCTGGAAGCTCCCAAGTACCATACGCCGTCTCAAGATAAGACAGCATATCGGGTCGGAAGTTCTCAGCACACTCCATAAAGAGTTCGTCGTCGTAATAGACGTCGGAACCTTTCGAGCGCTTATTCTCTTGGAAAATGCGCACATTATTTTGTGCCTCCTCCCACGCTTCGTCCAGCGCTCGGTTTATCACCGAGCCGACACGCTCAGGGTCGTAAGAGAACGGCGTAGCCGTTGCTTCAAACGTTTCCCACGGCGTAAAAGCACCAGGTTCGACAGGTACACGTACTCCGGAATTGACGATGTTTCTACATCGAGAAACAACGTCCGTCCAGGAGCCGTAAAATACCTGTCCAAAACCGGCGCGTGACGTCGTGGCGTCGAGAAGATCGACGTCCACGCTGAAGCTCCAGCCACGACTCTGTTCTCCGGGTTGCCCCCGAACCGCCGCCGCGACTGACATTAGCTGCCTTGAAGGCAGCGATGGATACGCGGCATACGCGCAAAATCTCGTCCCCGCTTCAGGGTACGGGACCAGGAAGGGATAACCTTCGGCCCACGAACATGCGCCTTGCGACGCATAAAGCGGGAGCAGGATGTACACGGAAGTCCGCGCGATTGGGTTCCCCTGTTCGTCGAACCCCATGAACCACTTACCCCAAGCCGAGTTGGCGGACACAAATCCGTCCAGCTTCGTATTGTGGCAGTGGCGCGTACACCATTTTTGCTTTCGCATCTTTGATGGACGCCTGAAAACGGGGTCGTTAAACCGTTGATAGGTGTAACTCTCATCGAGAGTTGCAAACGTTCGATCTTTGGTAAAACCGAAGTCGTCGCTACCACCGAACACGGTAAACGAGACAGGACCGCTCGTCAGATAAGCAGTTTTGATCATTGGATGTCCTCCGAGGTGTGTTTAACCTGAGTGATCGGTGCG